GCACGAGAACAACGAGGAGCGCCTGGATGTTCAAGTTCTACCCGCCATTGGATCGCCCGGTCCGAAAGTAGTTATTCGTCAGCGTCCCGAGGACGCCCGTCATCACTCCGAGGATCCCGACCGGGAAGCCGGCGATCGCAAGCGCGACCGCCTGGTTCTCGATCGTTGTGAAGTCGTAGGCCATGAACCAGTCCGCCAGGTAGAACGAGAACTTCGCGAAGAAGACGTAGTAGAAGATGACCAGGAAACGCGGAATAATTCGCAAGGCGTCAAGCCGATCGGCGAAGCGGATGACGATGTCGTCCGACATCACGCGCCTCCTCCAGGAGGCGGGCGTTCGACACGCGCGCGCCGTTTGCGGGCGGGTCGAGTGGATCGACGGCGGCGGGGTTTTGCGTGGCCCGCCTGGTTCAATTTGTTCTCCTGGCGAGGACCCTCGAGAGCGTCAAGCCCCGCTCGGTCCGTAGATCGGCGAGCTCGTTCCGGGTCTCGGCCAGGAGGGCCTCCTCGCGGGTCGTGAGCTCTTCCTCGTTCTCGAGCTCGCGGATGTCGGTCTCGAGCTCCTCGATCCGGATGTCGAGGACCTGGATGAGAAGGACGTCGACCGACGACACGGTCGCGAGCTGGGCGACGGAGTTCGTCTCGACGATCTTCCCGAGCGCCTCGATGTCCTCCTTCTGGGCGTAGCGTTGATCGGCGCCCCAGACGACCAGGGAGCCGCCGCCGCCGAAGAGGAACGCGGCGACCGCCGCGATCGAGACGCCCGCCTGGGTCCGTGTGAGTTGCTTCATGAAGTTCTTCTCCTCTCGATGTGGCCCCAGTCCTGGAGCGAGTGCTCCTTCGTGTTGCCGTCGCCGTCCCAGTCGCCGCCCCAGCGAAGCTCGACGCCGAACTCGTCGGCCGCCGCGAAGATGACGCCGGCGATGACGGCGAAGATGTGGGTCTCGCCCCAGGGGATCCCCTTCTTCCCGGACGCGAGGGTGACGTAGGGCGCGAAGTCGATCGCGTCCGAGACCTGGTTCGGGTCCCCGATGCTCGGGTCGTCGGTCTTGTTGTGGCGAGAGTCGGGGAACCTCTTCGTCGAGGCGCCGGAGTCCTCGAGGGCGTTCTGGACTTCTTCGCCGCGCCAGCCGTGGACGATCGTGATGTCGTAGGGCGTCCGCTTGATCGCCATCGCGAAGACCGCCCCGAGATCGGGGTGAGCTGTGACGAGCTTCGCCTGGGACTTCGGGCCGAACTGGAAGGACATGAGGGCCTCCTGGATTCCGCCGGCTACCAGTCACGGGTCGACGGCTTCGAGTAACTCGCGGCCCTCACGGCCGGGGTCGAGCATAGCAAAAAAAAGCCCCGCCGGAGAGCGGGGCGATGTCGCGAGGACTTCGCCGGCTTCTTCGGCCGGCGGTCGATCCGGCCGCCCCAGGAGGACGCCCCGGACGGCTGGATTCAGTGGAGGCCCTTCTTCGCCGGCGGCGTCGCCTCCTCGGTCTCGAGGGTGAGCTCGCCGGTCTCGTCGCGGATCGTGACGGTGATCTCGGTCATCTCCTTCACGGAGTTCAAGATCGCGATGACCTGGTTCTTCGCCGCCAGGAACGAGGCCGCCGCCTGGGCCCGCTTCCGGATCTGGGCCTTGTAGGAGAACCAGGAGGCCAGGAAGAAGCCCAGGAGGAACCAGAAGCCGTTCACGGCGAACTCGGTCACGTCATCGCCTTCCGGATCCGGACCATGTCGTCGCGGAGCTCCTGGGGCTCCCTGGGCCCTGGCTGGACGGAGACGAGGAACGTGTGAGCGAAGGCGTCGTCGGCCTTGACGATGACCCGGTCCCAGGTCCCGGTCGAGTCGCGGTAGAGGATGTCGTAGTCGGGGAGGGCCCGGTCCAGGTGATGAGAGACCTCGACCAGGACGCGCTCGAGGTCGTTCGTGACGCTCATCGAGCCGCGGTCCTGGTCGATGATCCGGATCTTCCGATCGGGCTCGTCGACGAGGAGCTCGAAGTCGGCGCGGACTGGCCGGCGGACGCGCGTCGCGATCTTGCTCTCGATCATCGGACGCTCGTCGAGACATCCTCGAAGAAGCGGACGCCGTTGATCGTGCCGGCGTCCTTCTTCTCGCGGGCGATGTCGTTGAGGGCCGTCATGTTCGGCTCGATGACATGGGTCGGGAGTTTACCATCGGCGACCGCCTTCGCCAGTTCGAGGAGATCCACGACCTCCGCCTTCCAGGTCTTCGTGATGATGACGCTCGACTCGCGGCCCCTGGTCGTGGCGACCTTCGCCGGCTTCGCCGCCTGGACGACCTTCTTCTCGGCCTCCTCCTCGACGACATCGGCGACGACGGCGGCCTCCTGGCCGGCCTTCTTCCGGAGCGCCTCGGCGAGCCGCTGGGCTTCCTCGCGTTCCTCCTGGGCTTCGCGCTGGGCGATCCGGCGCTTCTCGTCCTCGAGGGCGACCTGGGCCTGGGCGAAGCGGTTCATCTTCTTCTTCGCGATCTGGACGATCTGGTCGATCCGATCGCGCGGCGGCTTGAAGAGCGCGTTGATCTCGCGGACGACCAGGTTGAGCGGCTTCACGAGGCTCTCGCGCTTGTCCTCGAGCTTCTTCCGGCGGTGGTTCATCATCTTCACGAGGTCGCCGACCTGGCCCTGGGTCTCTTCGTCGGCGACGTCGATCCCTTCGATCGTGCCGGCGAAGGCCGCGATGTCGGTGACGATGGGGTTGAGCTCGGCGATCGCGATCGCCTTCTGGGTTGTGATCTCCATGTTGTCCTCCTGGCCCCTCACGGGCCGGTCAATTACTGCGGGCCGAGTTCGGCCTCACGTTCTGCGATGAAGGCCCGAAGGCCTGGTTCAAAGTCTTCCGGGAGCTCTTCCTTGATGACGAGGATCTGGTCGAGGTTCTTCGCCGTCGCGAGCTCGCGGGCGTAGTCCTGGATCTTCTTCTTCGTCCCCGCCAGTCTATCATCCCGCCGGCGCTCGCCGGCCTCGTCGGTCTCGACGCTCCGGCTCTCGAGTTCCTTGAGGGCTCGGTCGCGGAGGTCTGGCTTGTCGTCGATCTTCTCGATGATCCAGGAGAGGAAGCCGGCGTCGACCTCGGCCCAGGGGACGCCCTTCCAGTCCTTCCCGATCGGACAATGGGACGAGAGCGGCTTCGCGTTCCTGGGGATCGCGGACTCGACTCGCTCCTCGCCTGGCTGGAACGGGTCGCGCTGGCCGGCGAGCTTCTCGGGATCCATGTCCTCGAGGTCCTGGGTGAAGACCTCGGAGAGGCCTCCGACGTTGAGGACGGCGTCGATCTGGCCGCTCTTCTTCGCCATCTTGAGCGCCTTGTTGAGATCATCGCCGGCGTCGCGCGCGCCGATCCCCTCGGCGATGATGACGCCGTCGGAGTTGAGGAGCTCACAACGGAGGAGGATCTGGGTGACGGTCTCGCCGCGGATGACCCGCTCCTCGTAGGCCCGGAGCGTCGGCCAGGTGACGCGGAGGCCGAGGATCCCGGCGATCTTCTCGGCGCCGGCCTTCCAGAGCGACGGCTTCGAGAAGTGGTAGGCGTTCGCACAGAAGCGGCCGTCCGGACATCGGTCCTTCGGGATGACGTGGATCCGGCCGAAGTCGGTCCCCTCGACCAGGGCGTCGCGGATGTGGTCGATGAGGGTGTCGCGGTTCTTCTTCCGGCGTTCGAGGCCGGCCTTGAAGAGGGAGGGCTTGATGTCGAGGGCCGATCGGACCTCGAGCTCGCGGCCGTTTCCGGAGCCGTTCGGCTCCGCCAGGACGACGGCCTGGGCGGTCTTGTCGTTCATGTTGTTCTCCTGCAAAGGGCCCGCCCAGTGTATCACGCGCCGGGACGAGCGTCTCCTGGATCCTCTCGGATGTTCGGGCTCAAGCACTCCGGACACAAGAACCGCGACTCGGCGAAGCGGACGACGGTCTGGGTCGCCTCGTCCCAGGTCTTCGGGCCCTCGGAGAAGCTCGGCTCGTCGAAGATCGCGCCGCAATCGCGACACCGGCCGCTCATCCGTAAGGGTCGCCGAAGCCGGCGGAGGCGATCGCGTCCCGGAAGAGCTCGACCTGGCGGATCTCGTCCTCGGTCGTTCGGACCGCGCGGAACATCTTCTTCGGCCGGCCCCAGGCGAACGAGCTCACGGTCTCGATCGACTCGAGCTTCGCCTCGGCGACGAGCCAGGCGACGATCCTCCGGGTCCGCCGGCGGCCGACGCGGATCTGGGCGGCGACATGGTCCTCGGTGAAGAACTTGTCGGCGTGTTCGCGGAAGTAGAGGAAGACCTTCTCGGGATCCGTCGCGGCGCTCTTCCAGGCCCTCACGGAGCGAGCTCGCGGTCGGCGATGAGATGCCAGCCGACGATCCCCTCGGGGACGCCGTCGAGCTGGTCCTGGATCCCGATCGGGTCGCGGTAGGCGAAGAGCCGGCCCATGTTCGAGAGGCCGTGGAGGATGTCGCCGACGACCTGGATCTGGATGATGATCTCCTGGTCGACGTTCGCCGCCTGGCGGAGCTTCTCCTCGAAGATGTCCTGGCGGATGTAGCCGACCGGCTCGGAGGATCCGCCGGCCTGGGCCTCGGCGGCGTTCGCCTTCGAGGACGGAAGACGGAAGGCGACCCGCGGATCCAGGAAGACGAGCTCGGGCGCCTGGCTCATGAGTCGCCTCCCTTCTCGAGGTCCTCTTCTTCGTGGCGCTCCTTCGCCTCGAGGTCGAAGGCCGCGGGGAGACCGGCGAAGGCCTTCTCGGGCGGCGGCGGCGGCTGGACTTCTTCCCAGGCCTGGGTCCGGTCGCTCCCGCATTGTGAGCAAGCGTAGAACGTGGCGGCGGGCTTATCGTGTTCGGCGGGCCGGTGAACGGAGCGGACGGTCCGGACGCCGCAAGCCGGACACGCCGGCAGATCGGACGAGCTCATCATCTTCTTCCTCCCTCACGAAGAAACAAAAACCGGAGACCGCCCCAGGAGCCCCTCACGGACCCGCGCCAGCGGAACGGCCTCCGGCGTCAACTATCCGACGGGGAGCGAGTCCTCGTCGATGATCTTGCGGGCGCCGGTCTCGGTCACGAGGACGGCGTCGTTGTCTGGGCCGAACATCGCCCGAGCGAGCTCGTCGGCGGTCGGCTTCTCCCAGTCCCGGAACGCCGTCACGAGGACGACCATGTTGTCGAGCTGGCGGACCTCGAGGTTCGGGAAGGCGCGGATCGCTTGCTCGAGCTCCGCGATCGTCGTCGCCGGCGAGGGCGTCGCCATCCAGGGCGAGTCGGGCGTCGGATCGTGGACCGTGATCGAGCGGGTCACGTCGCGGCTCGGACTTCGCCGGCGAACTCCGGGTCGTAGATGTGAGCGAGCGGGACGCTCCCGCCGTAGAGCCGGAAGAGCGCGCGAGCGAGCGGGCGCTTCGGCGTGACCTCGCCGGCCTCGACGCGGTAGAGCGTCGGCCGAGTGCATCCGGTCGCCTTGCAGATCTCGTCGGCCGTCTTGCCGGAGCTCCGTCGAGCGGCGCGGAGAAGGTTCGGTTGTTTCACGGGGAACATCTCCTCGGGTTCTCGTCCGCTCACTGTAACACGACACGAGAACGGGCGCCCAGGAGAGGCCCGGCCGGCCTCGGATGCCAGGATCCGGGGCGATTTGACATAACTAGAGGACTACCTCCCAAGTCCTTGATCTTGTTGAGACGGATGTCGAGATCTGTGACGTGGGTCACGGTTCCTGTCCCGCGTTGCGGTACACTTAACTCTTTAAGCCGGATCCGCCGGCGAGGAGCTCGACATGACCGACTTCATCTTGACCGCCCAGGACGCGAACGACCGCGTCCTCTTCTGGACCGGCCGCGCCGGTGATGCCTGGACCTCGGAGAAGATCGCCGAGGCCTTCACGATGTCGACACGAGTCGAGGCCGATCGCGCCGTCGCGCGCTTCAACGAGTTCTCGGCGCTTCACGGTCTTCGCTTCGCGGTGACGTCATGACCGCGAAGTTCGTGACCGCCTGGGTCGACGGCGCCTTCCGCGCGGCGATCATGTTCGAGGGCCGTGACCTGGTCCGCTTCGTGATCCAGACGCCGAAGGTCGTCGTCCGCCGCCAGGCGAAGGACGAGATCCGCGTCGAGGACGCCGGCCCGGTCGGGAACGCCGCCGCGAAGTTCCGCGGATCCGCTCGTCGGAACGGCGCCACGAAGGAGGCCCGACGTCTTCTCGCCGGTGTCGCCCGATGAACTCGAACATCTTCAAGCCGAGGATCGTCGTCGGGACTCCGGTCACGCCGAAGGCCCTCCTCCCGTCGCTCGCCGGCTCTTCGTTCTGCGTGTCTCACGCGGATCCCCGAGATCTCGATCGCGTGATCGAGCTCGTCGGCGAGGACGAGATCCTGGTCCTCGACAATGGGGCCTTCACTCACTGGCGCCAGGGTCGCGGCCAGATCGACCGGAACGAGTTCTGGACCTGGGCGAACACGGCCCAGGACTACTCGCCCCAGGCGATCGCCGTGATCCCGGACGTCATCGAGGGCTCCGAGAAGGAGAACCTCCTCGAGGTCTCGTGGGCGCTTCGCGAAGAGCTCGCCGAGTTCCCGGCCCGGACGATGGCGATCTGGCACCTAGACGAGAGCCTCGACCAGTTGGCGATCTTGTGCCAGCTCATGAACTTCGTCGGCTTCGGATCTTGCGCCGAGTTCGACGTCCAGAAGAACCGGGCCGGATACCTGGCGCGGATCCAGGAGGCGTCGGATGTCGTCGACCAGGTCGAGCGCGATCACGATCGCCGGCCGTGGATCCACTTGATGAGAGGGCTCGGCGTGTTCGCCGGCCTCACGCGCTTCGAGAGCGCCGACTCGACGAACATCGCGGTCAACCATAGCCGCTACAAGGCCGAACACGGCGACGATCGGGCGGCCTTCATGAAGCGCCGGATCCAGGCCCAGGTCGACGCCGGCCTGGACGACGCGGAGGTCGAGGCCGTCACGAGCTCGATCTCGAACTTCGACGACCCGCCGACCTTACGGCCCCGAATTGTGAACCAGTAGGAGGACGACCATGACGCAACACGAGAAGCTCGACCATGAGATCCAGGAAGCCGCCGCGAAGGCGGTCGACTCCCTGGCCCGGTATAAGTTCGTAATGTTCGGATACTGGGCCGGGATCTGGGTCCACTTGAACCGGATCGAGGGGAAGCGGCGGCCGTCGCCGTTCGCCGAACTCGTCCGCGCCGCGCGGGTGATCCGCGAAGGAGGACAATCATGAGGAAGACGGAAGCGGGAACGCGCGCCAGAATCGAGTCGAACCGGGACCAGGTCCCGGTCGAGCTCTGGTCGAGGGCGCCGATGACGAACGGGATCGAGATCCCCAGGGTCGCGAGGACCTGGACGATCTTGAACCCGACCGGGAACACGGACCAGGAGGTCCTCGACCGCCAGCGCGAGCTCATCGAGCGGCGCTTCCGCCTGGAGCGGACGGTCGACCTCGTCGGCTGGGACGGGAAGGGGAGGATCCCCTCATGAGCGGCCTCGGCTACTCGCCCCGCGACATGAACGTCGAGGAGCTCCTGGTTCATCACGAGCCGGTGATCGTCGCCGGCCAGTTCAACCAGGCGCTCCGACGGCTCCAGGAGGTCTTCGACGAGCTGGTCGAGCATGATCTCCAGGGCGCCCGGCGGCTCATCGAGCTCGTCCACTTGGTCGCCGGGAACCGGCGCGTCAAGGTGATCGAGGTCTCTCACAATAGGAGAACGACATGAACGACGACCAGAAGCTCACGGTCTTCATCGACCAGGACGAGATCGAGATCCCGACGAAGTTCGTCGTGTGCTCTCGGTGTCGCGGCTCCGGGTCTCACGTCAATCCCGCGATCGACGGGAACGGCTTGAGCCAGGAGGACTTCGACGAGGCCGGTCCCGAGTTCCGGGACGACTACATGGCCGGCGTCTACGACGTCCCCTGCTACGAGTGCAAGGGGAAGCGCGTCACGCCGGCGCCCGACTGGGACCGACTCACGAAGGAGGAGCGCCAGGCCTGGCGGACCCAGGAGCGCGAGCTCGCCGACATGGCGGCCGAGGAAGAAGCCGAGCGGAGGATGGGAGCATGATCGGCCGCCAGGATCTCGCCGAGATCTCGAGCTGGCTCTCCCAGGGCGGGAAGGTCGACGTGACGTTCAAGGTCGCGGTCCGCGACGGGAAGCGGAAGTCGACGCGGAAAGTCCAGAGCGTCGACCTCGAGCTCGGCCGGTTGAAGGTGAAGTTCCACGGCTGGGACGGGTTCGTTCTCAAGGCCTCGGAGATCGACGAGGTCGTCTACTTGTAACACGCGCCGGGAAGGCGTAAAAAGTAAAGCCCCGCCAGGCGAAGATCCCGGCGGGGCTTTTTTCGGTCGGCGTCTTTGCAGGATGAACGACCGGGCGACGCGATTCTCGCATGAGCCCGGCCCTCCCCGCAAGATCTCCCGAGACCGGCGACTCACAAGTCCGCCGGCTTCCGACCTGGTTCGTCGTGTCCGGAGCTTCTGGCCCCTCCCTCCGGACCTGGACCTGGCCGGTTGAAGTCGGTCAATCTGTTATAGCTTGTTGTTGTAACGGAGGGGCCCGGCGTCGTCAATCCCAGGGGATGACCTGGTCGTAAGCTGTGGAGAACCTGGGGATAATTCACGAGGAGGAAGACATGGCGGAAGGCGGAAGAGGGAATTGTCGAGACTGTGGGGCGCCTATCAAGTGGGGCATGAAGAACGGCGGCTGGATCCCCGAGGATCCGGCGACGGGATCCCGACATCGGTGTCAATCCGATCGGACGTGTGAGGGCCCAGGCTGCGGGAAGGCGTTCAAGGGCGCGAGCTGGATGAAGCTCTGCCCGGAGTGCTACCGGAACCAGGGAGGAGGCCGATCCAGGCCCCAGGAGCCCGCCAGAAGCTCCAGGCCGAAGGAGCGCCTCGAGGAGGATGAAGGTGACGACGTCCCCTTCTAGTCCAGGAGGAGGGGCTGGAGACGGCCCAGACGACCCGACCCAGGGCGGCCTCTTCGACGACGCGAAGGCGCCGACCAGGCGCAACAATCCCGAGACCTCACACGAGGCCGGCCGGATCCTGGAGAAGTCCGGCGGCGCAACCAGGCGCGAGAAGGAGGTCTTCGACGCGGTCGCCGCGGCGGGAGCTCACGGCCTCACGACCTGGGAGTTCGGCCAGCGCGAGGGGATCGAGCGCGAGGGCTACTCGGGCCGGTTCTCCGGCTTGAAGGACAAGGGGCTCATCGCGATCCGCGGGCGGCGCCAGCGCCCAGACGGGAGCGGGCGCTTCTCCGAGATCCACGTCCTCCCGAAGTACGCCGAGCCGGATCCGGATGACCCGAAGCCGAACTCGCCCGAGGACCTGGGCCTGGGGAAGCCGGCCGGCCAGGTCTACGGGAAGCCGGCGCCGGAGCCCGATCCGATGCCGGTGAATCTATGCTCGAGCGCGATCGACTGGGACGACGCGAGGAAGTTCATCGCCTGGATCCACGACCAGGAGATCCCGACCCACGCGCGGATCACGCTCGGCGGGATCGTCGTGAACCTCTCGGGCCTGGGCGTTCCCGATCTCCGCTGGTTGTGCGGGGCGATCCGCCAGGCCGGCCGAGCTCCCTCGCCGGAGAAGATGAGGCGGGCCGTGTTGACCCACGACGTCGCGGTCCTCCGTGAGGAGCCCGACGACTAGGAGATCGGAACGCCGGCGTCCGCGTAGGTGTCCGAGGAGTTCTCGTCGTTCCGGTAGTCCCTGGCCGCCTTCCTGGTCGGGACGTTCCCCGCCAGGTTCAAGCGCGACCGAAGGGCCGCCAGGAGCTCGACGTTCGTGACGCCCGAGACCGAGACGGTGATCCCGTCGTTGATCGTCAAGCCGGTCCCAGGTGTCGGGGCGCCGTTCTTCTGGCGGATCACGGTCGTCGGCGATGCCGGCGGCGTGACGACGGTGTAGGTCCCGCGCTCGACGAGCTTCGCGTTCGTGACGACGCCGGCCGAGACCTCCGAGACCATGCCGACCGCGGGGACCGTGAAGCTCCCGCCGGTGATCGAGAACTGGTCGTTCACGAAGTAGCCGGAGCCGCCGGCGGCGATCGCCTCGCCGATGAGACGGAGCGGGCTCGCGTTCGCCCTGGTCGCCTCGCGGGTGAGGAAGTTGTCGAAGCCGGCGTGGCGTGAGCGGAAGCTCGGGTCGGTCGTGAAGAGACGACGCCGGTGTCGGATCCGTCGGGCGTGGATGTTGACGGTCTTCTGGAGCTGGAGGTTCTGGGACATGGGTGTCTCCTGTTAAGTCGGGAGGGCGGCGTTGTTGATGACGAACCACTCGTCGGAGCCAGTCTTCCGGATTCTAGCGCGGGCGTTCGCCGCGATGCCAGCGACGACGAGGTTCTGGGATCCGGCTCGCCAGGTGACGGCCGCGTCGTCGGTGACGGTGACGGCGCTCCCGTTGACCTCGAGGAACTCGAGCTCGTCGCCGATCGGGATCGGGACGGTCGCCTGGTCGGGGATGTTGAGCGCGAGGGCCGCGTTGTCGAGGATGACGGTCCCGTTCCGGTTCCTCATCGTCGGCTCGAAGCTCGCGCCGGTCTCGACCTGGATCGTCGGCGTCCGCTGGTCCGGGAAGAGGATCCAGACGTCGCTCGCGATGTGCCAGAGCTTGAAGTGCTCGTTGAGCTCGAAGGTCGGGCGCGCGCCGGCGACGGCCGCGCTCTCGTCGTAGCCGGCGAAGCGGATCGTGACGCCGGTCTGGCCCGCGACCTCGAGGAAGCCGGTCCCCAGGTAGAGGACCTCGTAGATCACGCCGAGCGGAAGCGGGACTTGCGCGAACGTGTCGATCCGGAGGAGGACGGGCGTCGAGGAGTCGTCGAGCGTGAGCATCCGGCCCGCGTCCTCGAGGACGGTCAAGTGGGTCGCGCCGATCTCGAGCTTCTCGAACTTCCGGTCGAGCGCGCCAGGCGTCCAGACGCCGTTGATGAAGATCCAGGGGCGGTCGAGCGTCCGGTCGTAGACCTGGAAGCCGTCGCGCGGCTGGATGTAGAACCAGGGCGAGCCGTCGGTCTGGCCTGGGACGTTCGTGAAGACGGCGAGAGCGTCGGCGATCCCGCCGGTGTCCGGGCCCCAGTTCGCCCCGGTCGGTGTCCCTGGGCCGAGGAGGTAGGTGTCGCCGACGGCGGGGCCGACGGGCTCCGCGGTCCGCTGGTCGATGACGAAGGCCTGGGCGCTCGAGTCGAGGATGACCATCGAGGAGTCGAAGCCGTTCTTCCAGTCGTTCGTCCCGAGGGTGTACTCGAAGTTGACGCCGATGTTCGGGAGGGCGGTCTGGGGCATGGTGGACTCCTACGGACTCACGTCGCGGAACTCTACACGAAGACCGAAGCCGACGTCGGCGAAGACCTCGAAGGGCGCGTTCCCGACGGTCCGGAGGATCTCGGCGCGGAGCGAGAGGCGGGTGATCTCGTCGAGCCGGTTGATGACGTCGAACCTCGCGTCGAGGTCGATCTGGTCGAGTAGCCGGCCCCAGGCGGCCCGGTAGTTGTTCGTCTCGGAGATCGTGATCTCCGAGAAGACCGTCCCGGCGAGCGTGTAGGAGAGCGTGACGCCGACGTCGGCGCCGCGGTTGACGACGCCGACCGTGTTGACCTGGGCGAGGCCGCCAGGAAGACCGGCGACTGGCGGCGTCCCTTCCCGGACGATGAACTTGAGGAGGCCGGGGATCCCGAAGCCGGGGCCACGTCCGCCGGCGTCGTAGGCGATCCCGGCCGAGTTCGAGTTCGCGACCTCCGTGAGGCGGACCTTGAAGTTGTCCCGGACCTCGAGGGCGATCGAGGCGCGCGCCATCGGGAAGTCGAAGCCGGGGATGAGAACGAGCGGGCCCTGGATGAGCTCGAGGAAGTCGGCGCCGGCGCTCGAGCGGAGGCCGTCGTAGAACTCCTGGTGGAACTGGGTCCGGTCGTCACTGGTTCCGGGCTGGGGGACCGAGATCTGGATGAAGAAGCCCTCCCGACCGCCGGCCTCCTGTTCTTGCTCGAAGGTCAAGGCCGAGCCGCCGAAGGCGAGGATGTTGATCGACGTCGGTGACGTCAGGAGGAAGGCGGGCTCGTTCGTGTCACTGAGCTCGCTCTCGATCGCGGAGACCTGGCGGAACCAGTCGACGAAGAGCTTCTGGCGAACGGCGGCTCGCGGCGGCGACGCCTCCTGGCGGAAGCCGATCCCGAGCATGAAGTTCAAGGGGACGATGTTGCTCTTCGGTTGCTGGCGGAGGCTCATGTCGCCGAAGCGCGTCGTGACCGTGACCGTCGTCCCCTCGCGCGTGATCGTGAAGGGCCGGTCGACCAGGTTCGTCTCGAGGAACGCCCGGACGCCCTCCGCGATCTCGGTGAGCGTCGTCACGCCGAGCGAGGCGAGGAAGATGTTGAAGTTGATGCTCTCCTGGGTGAGGCCGTCGAAGAAGTTGAAGAGGAGGCGCCGGTCTTCGCCGGCGTCGAACGAGCCGAGGAAGTCGAGCGTCCAGATCCGGTCGTCGCCGGATCCTGGGACCGGGTCGGGCGTGAACGGCGGGGCCCCTTGCGGGAGGACGATCCCGTTGTTCGGGAGCGCCGGGTCGCCGCCGAAGTCGCCGCCGAAGTTGATCCCGAAGCCGAAGACCTCGAACTCGCGCGTCGTGGCGACCTGGCCTTCGGCGCCGGCGGTCGTCCGGTTCGTGATCTCGACCGTGAAGTCGAGCTCGTCGGGGATCCCTGGCGAGCTCTGCGGGATGAAGTCGGTGACGATGAACTGGTCCGAGAAGATGTTGAGCCGGTCGACGACGGTCGCCGACGTGTCGACGCGGCGGACGATGACATGGGCGCCGACGTCTCCGGATTGCTGGATGTCGGGGTCGTCTTGCTTCGTGTCGAAGGTCTGGGTCGATCGGTTCCGCGTGTTCCAGATCATGTCGAGCGTCCCGACCGCGCGGGTCCAGCCGTCGAGGTCGTGGAAGCGGAAGCCGTTGACGAACGGGTCGCCCGGCGGGATCGGGTTGAGGATCCGCTGGACGACCGTCGTCGAGAGCGTCGCGGCCGAGCCCTCGGCGAGGCGGTTCCGGATCGTCTGCGGGAGGATCTTGACGTCGATGTTCCCCGGCGGTGACGGGAGCGGGCCGGCGCGCTGGAGGAGACCCAGGCCGAGACCGATGAACCAGACCTCGGCGTTGTCCAGGTGATCGGCTGGGACCGTGTCGAACATCCCCGAGTGACAATTCCCGAGCGTGAACTGGCCGCCGCCGTCGTCGACGGCCGTCTCGAAGAAGAAGAGCTCCTCGTCGATGAGGAACACGTTCCCCGGATTGTTCCCGTCGATCGTCGTCGACTCGACCGCGACGAGGTCCTGGATCCGGATGTCGTTGAGCACGTCGACCGAGATGTCCTGGCGGAACGGGTTGACGTCGCCCTTGTCCCTGGAGATCGCCGCCGTGATGAGCGCCGTCGGCGTGAAGTCTTGCTCGGTTCCTTCCAGGCCGAACGGCGTCCCGACGCGATCCGAGAGGACGTCGAAGGAGATGTGGAGCCCGCCGTCCCGCGAACATAGGACGGCCAGGTGTCGTTCCTTGTCGAGCGAGAGTTGCTGGGGAACCTCCCAGAGCCGCTCGCGGAACGACGGCTGGGCCTCGGAGGAGATCGGGACCCAGCCGGTGTCGGTCGGGTCGGAGTAGCTTCCGGCGTTGAACGAGAAGACGTCCTGGACGGCGTCGATCGTCATCTCGTTCTCGAGGATCTTCCCGCGGTCGACCGACGTGATCCGGATCGGGAGGCGGGTGATCCCGAAGCGGGCCCAGGAGAACTCGAGGACGTCGCCCGGCTGGACGTCGAACTGGGAGCGGTCGGTCACGAGCTTCATCGTGACGATCGGCGTCGAGAGGGCGCGGATCTCGCGCCAGGCGATCGAGTTCGCGAGCGTCGGGTTCTTCACGCCAGGCGAGCGGATCTTCGCCGCGTTGATCGCCTTGACGATGTCCTGGTTCGCCATGTCTTGAGCGAGCGCGAAGCTCGTCGTGTAGTTCTTCCGCCGGTCGGTGAACTCGACCTGGATCTGGTTCTGGGTCTCCGCCCAGGTCGGCCGCTGGAAGCGCGTGACCGACTTGATGTTCGACTCGTCCAGGAGGGGAAGGGTCCCTGGGACGTAGTCGAAGCGGACGAGCGTGAAGGAGAAGAGGCCGGTGACGGCGTCGACCGTGAGGATCCCGTCGACTTGTTGCTCGACGAGCTTGATGAGCTCGAGGACGTCTTGCTGGCGATCCCAGACCCAGGCGAAGCCGTTCCCCTCGGTCGCGAGGATCGCCGCCTGGGCGCGGAAGTTCACGAGGTCGACGTCGCCGCTGGCGCGAGCCAGGCCCCACTCGGTATTCGTGAGCGCCTCGAAGACGACGTTCATCGGGTTCGCGCCGAGGTCGATCTCCTCGTCGCCCGCCTGGAGCGTCGCCAGGTCCAGGCCGTCGGGGATCCGCTCGATCTCGAAGGCGAAGTTCCGGAGCTGGGGCGCGAGTCCGATCTCGCCCCGCTCCCAGGTGACGAAACACGTCCCGCGATAGGCCGGCGTCGGGATCTGGAAGGGCGCGAGGTAGCCCGAGATCGCCTGGGTCTCGGTCCCTGGGAAGATCCGCCCGCCGCCGACCAGGCCGCCGCCGCCGCCGGACTCTTCGCCGCCGTAGAACTCCGGCTCGTCGATGAAGTAGATCGCGCCGGCGTCGGTCGGGACCAGGTTCGCGTCGGCGCTCGGCGCGTCCTCGCCCCAGGCGAACGAGTCGTCGTTCCGGATGTTGACGAGGAGGTCGACCGGGCCCCGGCAGAGCGCCATCTGGAGCCCGATGAAATAGCGGAAGCCGGTCGTCACGGTCTCCTTCGAGAAGAGCCCCGTCTTGACCCTCTCGGTGATCGGCTCGGCGACGAGATCGCCATACCAGACGACGTTCGGCCCGCCCATCCGGACACGGCCCCAGATCAAGGGGACGGCGCGGCCCTCGGTCGCGGTCGGGACGTTGAAGTCGCCCAGGCCGGCCGGCTTCGCGTCCTCGATGTTCGGCTTCGGACGGAGGAGCTCGGTCACGAGGAACGTGATGACGTTGATGAGGAGCATGATCCAGAACGGCATCGGATCAAGACCCTCCGCGGAGCCGGGTCCCGAAGGGGTTCTTCCTGGGGACGAACGGGAAGCCGCCGTAGTCGATGACCGCGTCGAACTTGACGTCGCACGTCGTCAAGTCGTGAGCACATCCGGCGAAGAGGTCGATGTTCGAGCCGAGGACGTTCTCGGCGAACGGGAGGAGGAGGGTCATCACGTCGCCCGCCTGGGTGAGGATCATCCGCGAGTCGGTGAGGGAGCCGGCGGGGAACCTGGAGAAGCCGCCGACGAAGTTGTCCGACGGACCGACGCCGCCGGCGCCGTTGACCGTGATGTCGTTCCCGTCGACCGCCGAGACGAGCCCGGTGAACGTGAAGAGGGCGATCGAGACCTTGCAGCGTTCATCGTAGAGGATGTGGTTACAGAGCCCGAGGTAGGTGAAGCGCGGCGCCGCCCGGTTGAAGACCTTCGTGTTCGGGTTACATAGGAGCTTCGCCTCGAGCTCGCCGTCGAAGGAGGCGTTCGCGATGAAGCCCTCGAAGAGGACCAGGACCTCCTCGGCTGGGTCGGTCGCGTGAGCTCGGAGGATCTGGACCGTCCCGACCTGGCCGGGGAGGTTGACGATGAACTTCGAGGCGACCGCGTTGTCGAGCGGGAGCGTGATCGTGAGCTGGCCGGCGGAGTCCTCGACCGTCGCCTCGGTGTTCGTCCTCGAGATCCGCTCGGACGTGTAGGCGAAGCCCTGCCAGGTGATGTCGCGCTGGAAGGATGTGAAGCGGAAGATCTCGAGGCCGAAGGTGAAGGTGTAGAG